CGTCGGCGACACCGGCCTGCAGCGCGAAGCCAACGGCGACGTTGCCCGCGCCGGCCGCACCGGCGACCGCGCCGCCCGCGCCGCCGCGCACCGGCGCACCGGCGGCGACCGCCCCGGAGAGCTTGACCTCCGCCGAGCCGGACATGATCACATCGACCATGTCGCCGACAGCGGCATCGAGCTGGTCGGTGATGCCGATCGCGGCATCGGCGGCGGCCGTCGCAGGCACGACGCCGCCCGCGCTGCCGAATTTGACGACGGTGCGGCCGGGGATGGCCGCCTCGGCGCGGTAGGATTTGATGAACGATCCGGGATTAGGCATTGTCGGCCTCCATGGTTTCCTCGATCTGGCGGGCGGCCTCGGCAAAGCTCAGCGTGCGGCCCTCGGCCTCGGCGTCCCTGACCAGGCGATTGGCAGCGGCGGTGACGTCGGCGTGGCCGGTGATCCGCGGCGCGGCCTCGCCCCCCGCGCGCTCGCTGAAATCGATCAGCGGCTTGCTCTGCCTGGCCAGCAGGTCGCGGAACCAGTCGCGCGGGCTGGCGGCCTTGCCCTCGGCAAAGCTGACCTCCTCGTCGGCGTCCAGATGCTCCATGAAGGCCGCCATCTCGTCCTTGAGGCCCGGCGCGATGCGCCCGTCCCTGGCCAGCGCCTCAAGCAGGGTGGCGTCTTCCGCGCGCCGCGCGCTGGCGCGGCTCTCGGCAAAGGCGGCTTCCTTCGCGGCGATCTCGGCTTCGCGCGCATCGAGCGCGGCCTGCCGGTCTTCGGGGGTCTGTTTGTCCTTTGCGGACATGTCGGTCTCTCCTTCTTCGGTTTCCGCCAGATCGACGAGGCCGATCAGGTCATCGGCCTTGAGGCCCAGCACCTTCGCAAAACCGCGCAGGCGGGGTTCGGGGGGCGTGGCGATCTCGCCGCGCAGGATTTGCAGGACGGTGCCGCGCTCGATCCCGGCCTCTTCGGCCATCCGCCCGATCAATTCCGAGCGGGCGGCGAAATCCTTGGCGCGCTCGTCGAGCCGGGCATTGAGACGCCGCGACAGGTCGGTTTCGGCAAAGCCCGGCACCGCCGTCTCACCGCCGTCCCGCTCGATCACGTTGCGCATGAATTCTTCCGTGGTGCGGATGTGCTCCAGCTCATGGGCAGGCACGATCCGGTCGGCCACCTCCTGGCCCTGCGACGACAGCAGCCAGTCGCGCAGACCCGCGACCACCCGGCGCAGCCCGCCAAAACCCGCCGAGGCGCTGGCGGCGATCTCGGCCTCGGAAAACTCCAGCTCCAGCGTCACCGCCTCGCCGTCATCGGCGAACTCCGCCGCCCTGAGGCCCTTCACGGCGGGCGGTTGCGCGCCGAGGAAGCCGACATGCTTGAGGTAGTAACTGCCCGGCGCGGGATTGGCGGCGGCCTTCGGCGGGTAAAAGCTGGCGCTGATCCGCTTGAACCGGCCCGCACGGACCATCTCGGCAAAGGCGGGTTCGACCTGGCCGGGCTCGGCGAAAAGCTCCGCGCCCTCGGCGCGCAGGGATTTGACCCAGCCATAGGCTGGCGCGTCGGTGCGCGGGTGCCCCACGACGATCGGGGCCTCGTGCAGGGCGGGGTCATAGGCGGCGGCGATGGCGTCAACCTCGGCCTCGGAAAACTCGAAGCTCTGGCCGGATTGGGCGGTGTGGCGACCGGCGCGGAAGATGTGAAGCGGCTTTGTCATGGCCCGACACTAGGCCGGGGCGCGGGCGCATATCAGATGAAGGGCTTCACCGGAAACGCCGAAATCTGGCATGGGCTGACAGGGCCCACCCTAGCCGGAGGCACCGGCACCGGGCAAGCCTCATTCGGGCACAGGCGCTGAGCGGCCCGCTGAGTGCGTCTTTGCCGCGCGCGGCCCGATGGTCGTGCAAGGCTCAAGGGGGGTATTGAATGGGTATTTAACGGCGCGCTGCGGGCGCATTGCACCCGAGGGGGCCGCGCGCCACCTCGACTGCGGGCGCAAAAGGCCCGGAAACCGCCTCAGGAGGCCGGGTCGCCGAGGAAGTTGCGCAGAACGGCGCGGCGTTCCTCAGGGCTGCGGCGAGGATAATCGAAGCAGGTGCTCAGGAGGCGGCGGCGGAGTGTCACGAGCTCTTCCTTGTCCGGGTCATCGTCGGGCAGGGTTTCGGCCTCGCGCAGCGCGCGCTCGTACGCCTCACGGGTGAACTCGGGACCGTCCACGAGAAAGTTGGTCATCTTCGTTCCCCTGTCATCGCCTCGACGATCGCACCGGCGACGGATCGCGAGATGTCTGCGATCCTGCCACGCACGGCGCGCGACGGCGGGGCGAGGCTTTCCTGATATAGGATCAGGCCGAGCGACTGCAACACGTCGAGCACGACGAGGCGGATCGCGTGGTCACGATCTGCCGCCAGCAATTCCGGGGCCAGATCGTCGGTGAGTTCGGCCGCCGTCTCCGCAAGGGTGTCCATATCCCGCGCGCCGGGCCGGAGCGGACGCGCCCTGTAAAGCGACCCGTCGTGGCCGACCGCCAGAACCGAGGACACGTTGCGCCGCAGCATCATGTCCATGTCCAGCGGGCTGAGCGGGGCCGAGCCGGGATGATTGTGCACAAGACCCACCTCAACGCCGCGCCCCAGCCGGTCGTTCATCGTCGGGCTCAGCTTGACGCTCTTTCCGGTCCCTACGCTCCAGTCGATCTCCTCGCCCGTTGCCAGGTCGAACGCGCCGAGATGCTCGCGGCCGCCCCCGGTCCCGAAGAGGCGCGCGCGGTTGGCAAAGCCAAGCTCGGTCGCCGCCGCCTCGGGCGTCAACCCGCCCGAGATCGGCCCGTGCCGCCCGCTCAGATCGAGCCATGCCTTGCCCGGGTTGCCATCCCACGCGGGATCGACGCCGAGCGCCGTAGGCTCGATCTGCCCGGTGCGCCGGTTGAGCACCCCGCGCTCCTGCAGCGCGAAATCCTCGGTGACGCGCAGGCCGCGCCGGTCCATCATCGCCTGGCTGAGTTGCTGCACGGTGCAGCCGCAGCGCCAGCCATTGGGCGGATAGATGCGCGCCCAGACCGGATCGTCCACCCGGCGGATCAGCTCGTGATAGCGCGCGTGTCCGGGTCGCCTGGTGTCGCGCTGCACCTGGACGTAGCGCAGGAACGGGAAGGCGTCCTTCACCCGCTCGATCCGCGCCCATTTCCCGGCGGCGTGACTGGCGCGCATGTTGGCGTCAAAGATGATCCGCAACCGGCGCGGCGAGCCGAGTTGCACGTTCTTGATCTCGCCCGTGAGCGGGTCGCGTTCCGTGCCCTGGCCCCACCAGCCGAGGCGCTTGAGCTCGGGCTCCAGTTCCTCTGTGAAGCTGGCGAGCGTGCCGCCTTGCGCGAGGGCGCGGTCGAGCGCGCCCCGGACCGTCTCCAGCACCTCGTCGCGCATCGCCTTGGCGACGACGAAATTGCTGGCGTGCTCGTTGCGCCAGACATCGCGGAAATCGAACCGCGCGTCGGCGGGCGCAAGACCCTTGGCGCGAAAGAACGACAGCGCATCCTCGGGCCGCAGGCGCTTGAGTTCGATCACGGCGACACCGCGCCGGGCAGGCTGTCCTCGCCGCCTGGCGTCTCCTCGTCATCGACCACCGCACCCAACTCGCCCGCCAGCCGGGCGGCGAAACTGGCCTCGGTCAGAAGATCGACAAGGGCGCGGCTATCGCCCGGCACGTCGCGCAGCCCGTCCAGGCGCGCGCGCAGCTCGTCCAGCGTGGTCTCGGGGCCGATGCCCTCGAGGAACGCGGCGATATCGGAAAAGAGCGCGGTCGCGGCCGCCTCGGCATGGCCCTCGGCGATGATCTGCTCCGCCAGATCGTCGAGGGCGCTGTCGTGGACGTGCTCGGCAAACTCCGGCGGCGCATCCGGGCCGGGGCCGGGCGCGGCCCGCTCGTAGCCGTCGCCATAGGTCTCCTTCACGCGATCTTTGGTCATTTGCCAGCCCATCGCGTGCAGCTTGCTGTCGCGATCGACCGCCGCCGAGGTATCCTCCGGGTCGTCCATCCTGCGCCACACCTTCGGCGGCGTGACCCCCGGAAAGTTGAATTCCGACAGCCGCGCCACCGGCCCCTCGTTGAAGGACTGGCAGACAAGATCGGCATCGGCCTTCTTGACCGCGTCGGCCACGTCGGCATGCACCTCGGCCTGTGACCGGCTCGACCCGTCATCGGTGGTCATCGTCTGCGACAGCACGATCTTGGAGATCGCGGCATCCATCGTGTCGTGCAGCGCGCGATAATCCAGGCGGCTCGACCCGCCCTGTGCGCTCAGCAGTTCGATATCCATGCCCTCGGGGATGATGATCCCGGCCTCCGACCGGATCGCCATCACCGCCTCCAGCAGCTTCTGCTGGTCCTCCTCGCTCGCGCCGGATTGATACTTGCCACGCGCCGTGGGCATGCCGAACTTGTCGAGCGCGATCAGCCACAGCTTCAGCCCGTTGCGCTTGAACCAGACCGGCCAATACAGCCAGTGCGCCAGCCCCAGCCCGTAAGGCTCGTCATCATGATCGGCCCCGGTCGAGAACACCCAGAACTTCTCGCCCGGCATTTCCTCGCCTGTCAGCATGTCCGACATGGTCAGCAGGCGCAGCCCGCAGTCCTCGTCAAAGCGGAAGCGCACGCGGTCGCGGACGCGGATGTCCTCCCAGCCCCAGAGTCGGCCGTCACGGCGGAACATCTGCTCGGCCACCGCGTAGCCGTAAAAGAGGCCCCAGAGCATCTTCTCGGTCAGCCTATCGAACCTCATGGCGCTCAGCTCGGCGCGCAGCCAGTCGGCGGCGCGGCGGCCTTGCGCGGTATCCTCGCCCGGCACAACCTCCCATTCGCGGCTGGTGACCGCCGACAGGCGCTGCGTCATGACCGATTTGACCTGTGGGTCGGTCAGGATCGGCTTGTAGATGTCGAAGCTGCCGCCGCCGCGCGTGCGCAGGATCG